TTTACGATCGATAGGACTTCTATAGGGTATCCATAATTCTTCGGACTGCCATTGGACTATATTTCCGCTTAGATCAAAATATTTCATGAGCTTATATTCCCACGATGATCTAAATACAATATTGCACGGATTTCCTTTATATTTTTCAGGAAATTTTGGTTTATATAATCCTTTTTGAGTAGGCATCATATATTTATGACTATAAATAGATCACATTAATAGGGAAAAATTCATATGTCTTTAGAAAAACTCAGAGCACGTACGGCGGTGGGCGCACTAGTATTTCCCGCAGCGGAAAATATGAGACATCATAAAGCAATCTTTCAAGCAATTGAAACTAAACAAAAAAATAGAAATGATGAAAAAAAAGAAACGATTATAGGAACAATTACTCTTCCACTTCCTTCAGAACTAGTTGATAATCTACAAGTTGGGTATGATCAAATAGAATTGGGTGGTATTGGAAAAGAATTAACAAATCTAGCTACGGAGGGGGGTCGTGAGAATGCTATGGCTGCTTTAAAACCAGCGTTCGAAGCGTCGAATAATTTCGTTAGCAACATATTAAAAGATTCCAGCCTGGCAATCAATGATTTAATATTTGCGGATAAAAATTTGGGTACCGCGACTAATAGCATTACGGCTGGAGTTGTTAGTTCTGCAATTGCTAGGATTGGTCCTGTCGCTAAATATGGTTTACAAAAGGCGTTCAGTGTAGCTAGAAATCCACATAAAGAAATGATTTTTAATTCAGTAAGTCTTAGAGAACATTCTTTTAATTATAAACTTTCACCAAGAAATTTAGCAGAAGCTACTGTGATAGAACAAATTGTAAGATTTTTTAGATTCAATATGCTACCCAGTTATTCTGGCAACTTTGCAGGAAATCATTTTTTCGTGGTTCCGCCAGAGTTTGACATAAACTTTTATAATGGACTTCATCCCCATCCATTTATAGTTAAGCGTTCTGTATTAACTACGGTCACTGTGAATTATCATCCATATAACTATCCAGCATATATTGGGAGTTTAAGAGGATCAGTTCCGCCAGGAAAAGTTTCTCCAGCAGAACTAAATCTTTCATTATCATTTAGAGAAATACAAATTCTAACAAGAGAAAATGCGTATGAAAGAAATACTGCTGGAAACTTAGGATTTGCGCCAGGCGCATTACCGGGAGAATAAAATGGCACACTATTTTAATCCTTCTCCGATTATTGAATATAAACTTCCAGGCATTTCACCTCTTATGATCGTGAATAATATAACTGCAAGATTTAAAATATCTGCGGTATTGAAAACCTTCGGAGCTATATATTACGACTATGAAGTTAAGGATGATGAACGTCCAGATATTATCGCATCTAAATATTATGATAATGAAACTTTAGACTGGGTCGTATTATTGGTTAATGAAATTCACGATCCATATTATAAATGGGTTATGTCATATAGAAAATTTCAAGCATATATTATACAAAAATATGGCAGTATCGCATCTGCACAAGGTACAATCCGTCATTATGAAAAAACAATTCAAGAACGATCAATCGATGAATTGACAGGAGAAACTGTTGTAAAAAGAACTTTAATTGTTGATTCAACAACATACTCCGCAACTCCTTCCAATATGCGAAGACAAGTTGATTGTTATACTTACGAAGATGAATTGAACGAAAGCCGTAGAAATATAAAAATATTAGATGTAAAGTATATCGATATTATTATCGATGCGCATAGAACAATATTTAAATAATGGAAGCGCAGCAATATAAGACTGGTGGATCTAGTCTTAAAAAATTAACAATAACGAATGCAGAAAATATTGAGAGTGTCGATCTGAGATTAATATGTGCAGATATAGTTTATTATGAAAGCATTTATGACGCAACAATATCCTGTATATTTACTGTTCAAGACGCAATAGCACTTCAACAGTCTCTTCCAATTATAGGTGGAGAACTTCTACAACTTGAATTCAGTCATATTGGAGAAGATAATGAAAACTTTATTGTTGAAACAAATTTAAGAGTCTATAAGTTAGCTGATAGACAACAACCAAAAGATGGTTTGTCTGTATATAATTTATATTCTTGTTCAGATGAAATTTTATTAAACGAAAGAGCATCTTCCTTAGTAAAAAATGGATATTCTGAATTCACAGCTTCTCAGGTTGCTGAAAAAATATTTTTAAATAAAATTCATCCTATTTCAAAAAAGAAATTAATTACTCGGGAAGAATCTGTTGGTTTAATTACTCAAGTTTTTCCATCAGTGAGCGCATTTAAAGCAATAAATATGATGTGTAGTGAAGCACAGTCGTCGAAGAATTCATCTTCGAATTTTGTATTTTTTGAAACATCTCAAGGATATCATTTTACAACAATAGAAAATTTATTTTCACAAGAACCAAAAATATCTTACTATTATAACATAGTTCTCAATGATGAAAAAGAAGAAATTAAAAATTATCAAAGAATCTTATCAATTACTCACGTAGAAGATTCAAATATTTTAAGTTCTTCACTAAATGGTAAATTTGCTAATAGAGTTTTATATTTAGATCCGATGGCAAAAAAAATGAAAATATCGTCATATACATATAGTAAAGATTTCGATAAGACGAAACATTTATCTAACGACTTCCCTTTACTGGGAGTGCAACAGATATTAAAATATACAGGAGAAAATTCAGAAACAGTAGAAAATTTTATTTCTACGAATTCGATATCAGCGCAGTCAGAATATATTTCAGCTGCAGATCCCGCGTATAAAAATACATTTATAAGAAAACAAGAATTTTATGCAAAAGAAATTGCTACAATCGGTCAAATAAAACATCAAATTATAAATATAGTTGTTCCTGGAAATACTTCTCTAAATGCTGGAGATATAATTAATTTACAATTTCCAATAGCTTCGCAAGCTATTGGCGCAAATCAGTCATCTGATAAATTTGCTGGTGGTTCGTATTTAGTAACATCTCTATGTCATAAAATTATAACAACTGGTGAAATTGTTACTATGTTAGAGTGTATGAAAGATAGTTATCAAAAACCAGCTACGTATGAGGTGCTATAGATGAATCAAAAAGATTGGATGGGAAAAAATGGATTCATTTGGTTCACAGGAATAATTCAAGATATTGATGATCCATTAAATTGTGGTCGCGCTCGCGTGCGATGTTTCGGTTGGCATTCCTCAGATTTTAATGAATTACCGGTTTCTGCTTTACCTTGGGCGCAAGTAATGATGCCTGTCACTTCTGCATCTACTAGTAGTGTTGGTAGATCGGGAACAGGATTGCTTAAAGGGTCTTTTGTTATTGGATTTTTTATGGATGGAGATCTGGCAATGCAACCAATTATCATGGGGTCTTTGCATGGAATTCCAGAGCTCGAAACAAACGCTTTTTCCGATCCAGACGGTGTATATCCTACTGATCCAGGATATCCAGATACACCCAATTTAGCATATAATGAATTTATTAATGATAAAATAACAAAAGATAAAGAAGCTAATAGGATTAAAGATGTTCCAACAGCATCAGGAACGAAATGGAGTGAACCATTACCAAGAAATGGAAAAGATCCAATATATCCTATGAATCATGTCACTCAAACTCAATCTGGTCATGCGATCGAAATTGATGACACTATAGAAAATGAAAGAATTCATATCTATCACAGAACTGGAACTTTTTGTGAGGTACAGGATACGGGTGATAGAGTAACAAAAATTATCGGTGATGATTATGAGATATGCGTTAAAGATAAGAATATTTTAATAACTGGAGTATGTAATGTTACAATTAAAGGCGATACTCGACTATTAATAGAAGGTAATCTTACACAAAAAGTTCTTAAAGATTATAATCTTACAGTGGATGGTGATATGAATATAGCAGTTGGTAAAAATTTCAAAGTCAAAGCTCCTAGAATAGATTTGAATTAACAATGAATATTCAGACGACGGGTGTTTTTAAAATACTGATAGGAAATGAGCTACACACATATACAAATTACGATGAAATTCCGAAAACATTTACAAATCTAATATCGTTCAAATTAGATTATTCGTCTGAGCCACATTCTGAAGAAGAACATACAATGATTGAAAAAAAAGCAAATCTAATTCATGAATTGATGGCAAGGGAAACTAATTAATGCCAGCCGCAACGAGAATCGGAGATGCAGATGTTACGCATTGTTCTACTCCTCATAGAATAGAAGGATCGCCTACAGTATATGTAAATAATATTCGTTGGAGTAGACAGGGTGATAAAAATGATGGACATTTATTGCCGGGCGCTCCATGTCCAACACATCAAGCGCCAATTACTATAGGATCTACAACTGTTTTTGTGAATGGAATGGGTGCTGGAAGAGTTGGTGATGCGATAACTGCATGCACAACAGTTGCTGCAGGATCAAATAATGTATTTGCTGGAGGATAGTATATGGCTTTTACTTTATCGGAAATAGCGATATAATAATACTTGAATCAAGGTTCGTATAGATTAAACCCTAAAATAGCTAATAAATACTGAATAACTAAGGATAATAATGCAACTCCGTCGATCAGATCAAATCGTTTATAGAGACTTTGATTTAAATATGAGAGCACATCCTGTTACAGGTAAACTCATAATTAGAAAAAATGACGATTCTATAAAACAGGCTCTTAAGAATTTAATCTTAACGAATCTATATGAACGACCATTTCGACCATCTTTTGGATCAAATATTGTTTACACGTTATTTGAAAATTATTCTTCAGAAACAGAATCACTTCTGAAGTCGTATATAGAAACGGCAATTAAAAATTATGAGCCACGGATAGAGTTATTACAAATCGATTTACTTGGTGATCCAGACTCACATAAATTGGATATCAGTATTCTTTTTAGAACAAAAATATTGACCGAACCAACTGAACTTATAATTTCGATAGATAGGATAAGATAATGCCAGCCAATACGACTATTTCTGTAACAGGTTTATCATTTGATACGATTCGCGCAAATCTTCGCGACTTTATCAAAGCTAAATCACAATTTGCAGACTTCGACTATGAAGATTCGGCTATAGGTTCAATTCTGGATCTTCTCGCATACAATACATATTATAATGCGTTCTATGCAAACATGGCTGCAAATGAAAGTTTTCTAGACTCTGCACAGTTGTATGATAGCGTAGTTTCGCACGCAAAAACTCTAGGATATAGACCAGTATCAGCAACTGGCGCAACTGCTAATGTAAGAATATCGTTTACTGATACTGCAACTCTTTCGCAGAGATCTTTAAACATTCTTAAAAATTCAGAATTCACTTCAACTATCAATGGCGTCAGTTATATTTTCGTAACTCCAAAATCTTATACTATTTCTGCCAATAGCACAAATGGATTTAGAGGCAATATCGATATTGTTGAAGGAGTTCCATTAACTCATAGATTTCTTTTCAATACTGCGAATACATCGTTTATTCTTCCTAACGAAAATGTAGATATATCAAGCATCACGATTACAGCTACAGTCGCAAGCAATACACAATTATTCATTCGTGCAGATGATATTTTTACAGTCAATTCTAGCTCTAAAGTTTATTATTTAGATGCAGATAAACAAAATTTATATAAAGTATCGTTTGGAGATAACGTCTTAGGAATTAAACCAGATACAAATAGCACTGTCACGATAAATTATCGTGTATGTAATGGTCAAAGAGGAAATGGCGCAAACAATTTCATCGGTCCTGGATCTCTTGGTGGAAAGGCTAGCTATTCTATAGCGATCAATGAAAGAGCTTCTGGTGGTGCTGCTCAGGAATCTATAGAATCAGTTCGTTTCAATGCACCACGAGCATATCAAGTTCAAAATAGAGCAGTTTCTAGAAATGACTATTCATCTATTATATTAAACTTGAATCCAGATTTATCTGCTGTCAGTTCATGGGGTGGTGAAGAAAACGATCCGCCAATATATGGAAAGGTGTTTGTTGCAGTTAAACCAGCGGTAGGAACTTTAATTTCTACAAATAGAAAAACGTCAATCGTTGAAAAATTAAAAGAATATAATGTTCAGTCTATAGATACTGTTATCGTAGATGCAGCATATCTTTATGTAGCTCCAGCAATAACTATTCGATACAATTCAAATGAAACTGAATTAACCGGGAGTGGTATCGGTGCATTAGTCGCACAAAAAATTATTCAATACGAAGCTAGTAATCTAAATCTTTTTAATAAGAAATTTAGATTTTCAAGATTCCTAGAATATATATCTGATGCAGATCCTTCCATTGTTTCAGCCACATCTACAATAAACATTCAACGAAAATTTGCACCATCTGTTACTCTAAAAGATGATTATATTTTAACGTATAATCAAGAGCTTCGTAGATTGGGTGATAAGAAATTAACAGATGTATTATATGGGCACATTTCCTCATCATCGTTTACATATAAAGATAAAATTTGTTTTTTCGACGATGACGGATTTGGAACTCTCAGAGCATATTATCTAAACGGTCTTGAACGAAATTATATTAATTCTACTATAGGAACGATAGATTATGTGACAGGCATCATATACATCAATAGCTTTCTTCCGTCAGCTATATCTGGTGATATTAAGATTAATGCTCGTCCACTATACGAAGACGTTACACCAATCAGAAATCAAATATTACTAATCACTGATGCTACTATACGTGTTATTAATGATAATTCTAATAAATTAGAGTCGACGATTTCTTCTGTGAATACTATTGGTTCAACTACATCATTGAGTGCAGTAACATCTGCATCTGTCAGTCTAGCGACAT